TTCCAACCACGAGGCTCGTTGGTCAGGAAAGCGTTGATTTTGCCTGCAGTGGTCGTAGTCGTCGCCGTGATAGCGAGAATGCCGAGAAAGCGTTCGTAGACAACGCCTTCCATCGGAAGCTCGATCATTGCGATAACGCCGCCCACATTCAGCAGCGGATCGTTTGAAGCAGCGTTACCCGTTACGAAAGCCTTTGTGCTGAAATGCACACTGGCTGTTCCGTTTGTGGCGATTGCTGCAGTGTCATCGGAGACGAGTTGAAACTGGACTGTTCCGGCAACGCCACCGGTGATGATTTCAGTGTCAGTCGAAATGACGAGATAGAGTGTCCCGCCAGTGCCCAAATCTCGAGCAACGGCCGATCAGCGCCGTGCCAGGGGCAGCAGCCACTGAAACAGCATCGGCAAATTCAACGCGAGAGTCCATGATCATGATGCGGCTCCTTATACCACAAGGGCTTCGTCGGCGCTGAGAGTATCAGTGCGGCGAATTGGAATACCGTGGAACATTGTGACGGGAATACCGCCGACCATTTCCACAGTGAGAGTTGAAGATTTGACCGCGGCGGCCGACTGCTGCCGAAGACGGGTGCGGAGGTATCGAGACATATAAAAGTTTGCGCGCCCTGCGGAAAGGTTGGGAATGCGCTCGATTGCCTCGAACATCAAGTTGGGAAGATTTGGCCCCGATGCAGCGTCGAAGAGCGTGGCGCTCTTGTCGATGTTTGCGATGCGGACAAAGTAGCGCCAGTCGCGGATGGTCAAACCAGCGTCCCAACGGTAGTGGGTGCGGTAAGCCTGCATACGGCCACCAAGCCCGTCAACGTTTTCGACAGTGACTTCACCCAGATCGCGGACTTTCAAACCGGCTTCGGAACCCTTCGGCACGATACCATAACCTGTCGTCGGTGCCCATACGCAGAGCCAGATAGAGTTGTTGTCCGCACCAACGCCACCGGCATTGATGATGTTTTCAGCATTGGCCGCCGCTAGGCTGTTGTATCGAGGAGAAAGGCCTGTGAACGCTTCCGGTTCCGAACCTTCATTTCCATAAAACAGCGTGTCAGCCATTTCGATGTTCATGCCCTCGATGTGGGCCGAGTCTTCAACCAAGCGATACGCCGCCGCGTTACCGTTCAAATCGGCAAGCGCTTTGTCGATTTCGGCGTAAGCCTCCATCATACCGCAGTTGTCCGTGACCTGCGCGGTTGTGCCTTTGTTAGGCTGAACACCGCCATACATTTTACGCCAGGTCGGCGCGGGCAAACCAGTCCGCACTGTCGAGCGATTTCCTGTTTCAAGATTGCCTTCCACAAAGGTCATATCTTGCAGGATTTCGTTGGTAGCAGTCAGAAGCTCCACGACACTGGCGATTGACCCGTTAGGGTCTTTGGCTTTCGCAAGGTCCAGAAGCGTCGGATTGGCAACAGAGAGAGCAGCCATTCGTTAATTTCCTTTGAACATTGTTGGATACATAGTCTGCTCGATTGGGCGCGGGGCGGCGGAAGGAACTCCCGCCGCCGGTTTGCCTTCACCGAGAAGACCTGCGACTTTTGACAAGAACCGAACGACGTGGATATTGTTTCCAGCTCCCGTCGCGTCCATTACCTGTCGTAGCTCTGGCGTTCCATGCGTGTTGATCAGCGTGCTGATCCCGGCAAGCGTGGTGTCAAGCTTCTGCCCGCCAAGGGCAGGGTCAGCCTTCACTTCTTCTTGCCAGCTCGCATTGAGCCCTTCCCAATCCGCCATAGCCTTCTCAGACTGGCTTTTCAGAACTTCAGCCTGAAGATTGGCGAGACCGTTTACGCGGTCTGCAGCACTCATCTTCTGGTCATTCATTATGCCGAGGAACTTCTCCATAGTTGGGGCGTCTACACTAAAGCCTTCGGGAAGTTTCACGGCGTCCGCAGTGAGCGGAACAAATTCTTCAGTCTTCGGGGGCTCGATAGGAGCAACGGGTTCAATAGGCGCCGCTGGCGTAAGCCCTTCAGTTATCGTCGCCGGAGGGGTCGGCGTCAGCGGCGTTGGAGGAATCGGCGTAGGCGAAATTTCGTTCTCGATTGGCATCTTCTTGGTCCTTTAACATCTGGTAATAACCAGCGGGTTCGGTTTCGATAATGCGAGCAAGTATCTGTTGCCCTACATTTAGTTCTCCGCAACAGAAGTCAGTCCGGGCGCGGTCTCCGGTAAAAGGCTGCATTCCAACTTTCCCAATCCGCAAGAGATACCAAAGAAAATCTCTGCCTTCGCCGGTGGATAGAAGCTGTTTGAGCGCAGCGGTTTCATTAACCTCGATCCGTTTAGCGATATTTGCCAAGGTTCGGTTGAGTTTGTTTGCCTCTTTTTCCTTATCAATCATACGTTATCCTTTTTGCCGATTAGAGTCAACATACATATCATTATCCTCCAATGATCTGCTGTAGTGCGTTTGAGCCGGGCGTGATTTGCGTTTCGGACAAGGACTTGGCGCTGTCGACCAAAACCTGGCCGGTGGCGGCAGCTTCACGCGACGCTGCAAGCTTGTCGGCTTTTTGGTTTTCCGCATTCACTTCGTCAATGGACCGGATACCGCGAGCGGCAACGCCAATGTCGCGCCCGTAGTCGCGGAGGATTTGATCAAAGTTGGGAATGTTTACGGCTTTGGGGTAGATTGGGGCGATGGTACCGATAAGCTGAAGCCAACGTTCTGTAGGAAGAACGCCTACGGCGCGCTGAGCGGCGGACAAGATTGAAACGTATTGGATTTCAAGTTCGGCCTCACCGATTTCGGCAGGGGCTTCGGGAATTAACCCACTTCGCAGCATGATGTTGTAGATGCGGTTAATGCCCGGGTCGAGGGCTTCGTTGTCAAAGCGCTCGAGCACCGATCCGAGGAGGACCAGTTTTTCCTCACGTCGAGCATCGATTTCGGTGGCGCTCCGCACGGTGTCGAGTTGGGAAATCATGCGGAAGAGATCGTTATGGAATGTCTCGCGAATGCGGCCTTGAACATCACGAATGTCGAGGGTCATTTCGCCAAGAGGAATAGCAATCTGGTAGAGCGGCTTGGCACCTACGTTGTTCACTCCAGTAACGAAAGTAATGCCGTTAGGGAGCAACGCTGTTGGGCGATGCTGGAGTTGAATGTCAGCAACGATGGGAGGAGAGATAAGTTTATCCAGCCCCATCGCTTTTTTCTTTGTCTCATGCTGAAGTTGGATTACATCGCCAAGCGCATCCATGGCGGGGCAAGTGCCATAGGCGTCGTTACCACTTAACTCCCAGCGAGGGAATATGCCGGGCAGTTCATGGTAGCCTTTTTCTTGGAGAATGTACCCCTTGGGCGCTCCGGTAATCCAGTAGCACTCCTTAAACTCAAAGCCATATTTCTTTTCGAAATCGGGCTGGATAAGGTGAGTGATGGAAATATTGGTAGTGGAGGAAATGCCTTTAGACTTCCACTCGGCGAGTAGCGTGGGGTGCAGATTTTCTTCTCCGAACCGAGAAACAATCTGGTGAAGTTTGTATGTGAACTCGCGTGAGAAAAGAGTGACCTCCATGCGGTCGCCATTGGCGATGTAGAACTCGCCAAGAGACGGGTTATAGCATCGGATGGTAGATTTTTCATCTGCGTAGATGAGCATAGAAGCGGTGCCGAAAACGACGAGATCGAGATAAAGAATAGCCATCGAGTTGTAAAAGTTGCTCTCGGCCATGACAAGAAGCATTCGCCGAGTCACTTCGTCAAGCCAAATGCGGACTGGAGATGAAGCCTCGTCGTCGTAGCCGGCGATACGGAGCTTGAACCACGGGCGAGATGGAGAGGTGACTCCATTCATCATGCCAGAGGCAAGCGTGCGAGCGGCAGCGGTTCCGGTAGGATCGAGAATGAATGGGTTTTTGGCATTACGCACTTTCCGCTCAGCGTCGGTCTGAAGCCACGTATAGCGGCTTGGAAGATAATAATCGGCAATCTCTCGCCACAGGTTCCAGTAAGGAAGACGGTCAGTCTTCATGGAAGATACTATGAGATTATATCTATCGTGAAGACTGATGTCGATTTGCATTACATGCCTCCGATGAGGGATTTTTTGACCGTCGAAGCTTTGCGGGTAAGACCGCCTTGTCCGCCCGCGCTGCTTACGAGAGAAGTGTAGCCTCTTGACGCCTGCTGTCCGGCCTGATACACAGAAGCGTTCGCCACCGTAGGTGTAGAAGGAGGCGGGGTTATTTTCGGTTTCGCGAAAATCGACATGATTGCCCTTTCAAGCGTTGGCGTAGATACGTTTTTGTTCGAACGGATCGTATTCGGAGATTACCATCATTGGAATTTCCTCTGCAGCTGAGCGCATTACGTAGACTGGAAATGCGAATGTGCACGCAAGAGCATCCGCCACGTTCGGAGAGGGGACCCCGCGCTTGCGCATTTCCTTCTTCGACTCAAGTTGAATTGCCTCGGCCCCGTTCAAGCCAAAGTTTGGCCCAATGAGTTCATCAACCAGAGTTATTTTATCCCCTACCATCATGTGCGGAATTGAGCCGCGCTTAAGCCACTCACGCACAGCGCCCCAAATCTCGGCCCGCTTGTTGGCGTATTTTGAGCCATCATCAGGGTTGGTGCCGTCAGGGCCCGAACCAAAATCGACCTCCATCACAGGGATACGAAGCTGGCGCAAACGGTCAACAACGCCACCGCCAACGCCCCCACTGTCTACCATCACAAGAGAAGCATGAAGTTGAAGATAGGTTTTTGCTACCTGCGCGGCCAAGCTCATCGTGTCGAGACCTTGGAAAAGTTGCGGCAAACGAGACACTGCATCGCGTCCCTGCCTCGGGTAGATAACGGACGGATCATCACCAAACCGCCCAACGTCAACGCCGAGGACGATTGGATCGGTCTGACGCTCGATCTCACGGTTGGTCGCTGCAGTAGCAAGTTCAAATGGGATGAAAGACTCTGCATCGATGCGAGGGAAGACACCTCGTACGCGAATACGCACGAAGTCGTGGTCTTCGCCGTAGTCAGTAATCCACTCAGCGATTTGGGCTTTATCGGTGAGGGAAACCTCGCGCGAGTCAATCTCTGCGGATTGCCAGCGATGGGCGAACTTACCGCCCGAAAAGCAGTCTCGGAAGCGTCCTTTATTCCGCGTAGGGTTACCGAAAGCGCACCAGATGATTTCAGTGTCACTGTCAGTCAAAGCGCCCTCGGCGACTTCCCATATCATATCAGGAATGGCCGAGGCCTCATCGAATACGAGAAGAATGCGCTTGCCTTTGTTGTGCAGGCCGGCGAAAGCTTCGGTGTTCCGCTCGCTCCACGGAACCATGTCCATGCGCCAAGTACGCTCATGCTCAGGATCGTTCGAGAACAGCGCCGTAGCGGTCATCTTGAACATTTCGCGGGTGATGCACAGGCGGTACCATTTTGCAACCTGGACCCACGTTTTGGTTTTGAGCTGCGTTTCGGTATTGGCGGTCACAACGCCTACGGTGTCCTCGAGAGTGGACATGGCCCAAAGAATGATCCACGCGACGAGAGCGGACTTGCCGATGCCATGACCCGAAGTGCGAGCAAGGCGTATCGCCCCGGAGATGGAGATAAGACCCGCGCCGAGATCGAGAAGAATACGAACCTGCCACTCCTCAGGGCCTTGGAACTTTTCAAGTTCACCGGGCTCGCCCCAAGGAAACGCCCACAAAACGAACCCGAGAGGGTCCTTGGAAAAAGAAGCAAGACTTTCGATGAAGTCGTCGTTCATCGACGAGACCTCCGGCGAGAAAAGATCGGAATGAATGGGCGGTTGTCGTTGGCAACTACTCCACCAGAGAAGGTCCCGGAAAAAACTCCAACAGGTTGAATGAAAGAGAAAAGTCCACCAAAAACCGAAGCAAAATGCTGTCCGCCAAAAGTTCCGGTCAGGCTCACTGTACCGGAAAGAATTCCAACTTCGCCGTGAGTGCCCGTGAAAGTGCTTGAGATTGGAATAACACCAAGAGCAACACCAACCGGGCCAGACGAAGCAGTAAAGGAAGCTTGTATGGTTACGGGAGAATTAAACGTCCCAACAACTCCCTGCACAGCAACAAATGTTCCGGTAATAGAAACACTGCCAGAAACATTACCACTGAAACCGATTGCACCAGCAAAAGAACCAGTTACGTTTATTGATCCGCTTAACGTACCTGTAACTTCGCCGCTTACCGGTGCTTGAAACAGCATATCTTCTTGAACAAGACGAACTGCGGGCGATGCTTGTGCAACATACGCGCCTGTAAAATTTACAGTTCGTTTGAACGGGAAGCGGAAAAGATCAGGCATTGGCTATAATAAGCTCCAAGTCAGGAGTGCCGGTCGATGTGCTGTCCGCCGCAATGGCCAGCATCAAGGCGCTGTCCGCGTAAAGCACAGGCATTCCGGTTTTTGCCAAATCGTGAATGTCGCCGTCATTGACGATTTTCACGCGGCCAGACCACAAAGGGCGCAGCACGAGGACATTAAACGTTCCAACCGTCGCTACCGATCCGGCGACGTTATCGATGCGTCGCACGCCTGTATTGCCAACCGCCAGCGGCATTTGCATCATGCGGCCAAGCGTCAGCGCAAGACCCGTCGCCAGCGTTGCCACATTGCCCGTTGCGCCAGACTGATCCTGATATGTGATTGTCGCAGTCAAATTTCCGGTGAATGCCGTTACCGCCTCAATCCAGATTTGCGTGTCGGTAAAGTCAGTGCCGCCCGGAACCCGGCTCGAAAAACTTGGCTGTGCGGCAAGGGCTTGGTTGGCGTTAAAGGCA